CTTACATATGAAATGACTGAATATCGTACTGAAACAGAAAAGATGCTGTTTTCATTACCATTAGCAGGTTCAGCATTTAGAAAGATTTACTTTGACCCAACACTAAACAGACCTAGTGGTATCTTTGTACCAGCAGAAGATGTTGTAGTTAATTATGGTGCAAGTGATTTAGAAACTTGTGAAAGAGCTACTCATGTAATGAAGAAGTCTACTAATGACATCAGAAAGATGCAGGTTAGTGGATTCTACAGAGATATAGAATTACCAGATGCTACACCGACATCATCAGATATTACTAAGAAATATAATGAGATGACTGGTGAATCAGAGAGTTATAGCTACGATACACGCCATACTATATTAGAAATGCAAGTAGACTTAGACCTTAAAGGGTTTGAGGATAAAGATGAAAATGGTGAAGATACAGGTATCGCATTACCTTATGTAGTAACAATAGATAATCCTTCAGGCATTATTCTTAGTATTAGAAGAAACTATTACGAAGATGACAAGGCTAAGTTAAGAAGGATGCATTTTGTTCATTATCAATATTTACCAGGACTAGGCTTTTATGGCTTTGGTTTGATACATATGATTGGTGGATTAGCTAAATCAGCTACATCTATACTAAGGCAATTAGTAGATGCAGGTACTTTAAGCAATCTGCCAGGTGGCTTGAAAGCCAGAGGTTTGCGTATTAAAGGTGATGATAGTCCTATAATGCCAGGTGAGTTTAGAGATGTAGATGTACCAGGTGGTGCTATCAGAGACAATATTACATTCTTACCTTATAAAGAACCTTCACCTACATTATTTTCTTTACTACAAAACATAGTAGAAGAAGGCAAGAAGTTTGCAAGCATAGCTGAAATGAAAACATCTGACATGAATAGTCAGGCACCTGTTGGAACAACTCTAGCATTACTAGAAAGAAACATGAAAGTAATGAGTGCTGTTCAAGCAAGACTTCATGCTGCAATGAAAAGAGAGTTTGAAATACTTGTAAATGTAATTAAGGACTTTACAGAGCCTAATTATCCTTACGAAGTAGAAGAAGGTCAGCAGATTAAAGTACAAGACTTTGACAATAGAGTAGATGTACTTCCAGTATCTGACCCAAATGCAGCAACAATGGCTCAAAGAATTATGCAATATCAAGCTGCAATGCAATTAGCACAACAAGCACCTCAGTTATATGACTTAGCACAGCTACATAGACAAATGCTTGAAGTATTAGGCATTAAAGATGTAGATACTATTGTACCTCCACAAGAAGATGTGCCAGCAGTTGACCCAGTTACAGCAGTACAAAATATTATTACTGGTAAGCCAGTACAAGCATATGAGTTCCAAGACCATGAAGCTCATATACAAACACTTACTTCTGCACAGCAAGACCCAAGCATACAAGCAAAAGTACAACAGAGTCCAAATGCTCAAGTTATACAAAGTGCTGGTTCAGATTATATTATGCAACATCTTGCATTACAGTTTAGGGACCAAGTTGAAAGAGAAATGGGTATAGAGTTACCTCCAGTAGGAGAACCTTTACCAGCAGATGTAGAGAAGCGTATATCTACATTAGTTGCTGAAGCAGCTAAACGAGTAGCTTCTACAAATGCTGCACAAGCAGAGCAAGCTAGAATACAAGAACAAGCACAAGACCCAATCATACTAGCTAAACAAAAAGAACTAGAGATTAAAGAAAAGCAAGTAGCTAATAAACAACAAATAGATGAATCTAAAATAATGATTGATGCTGCTAGGTTAAAAACTAATAAAGAATTAGAAGAAGCTAGAATAAAAGCACAACAAGAAGCTACTGGTCTAAATGTAGGACAGCGTATTGCTAGCGATTTGCTAAGTAAAGAAGCAGATAAAGAAAAACAATCTACACAAGATTACAAATTAGGACTTGACATTGCTAAAGATTTAGTCAAAGATATCAATCTGAATGAGTAATGATATCAATGAGCAATCACTTTCTAGATTTTTAACTAAAAAGTTAAGAACTATAATGAATGAATGTTCTGACCATATCTCAACAGGAAGTTGTAAAGACTTCGCTGAATATAAGAAAATGACAGGAATAATCGAGGGTTTAGCCCTTGCAGAGCGTGAAGTTCTTGATTGGAAAGAACAACACCTTAAAGAATAGGAACTCGACACCTAAAAGTCGTGCAAAATATATGACTGAAAAAAAAGTAAATATACCAAAACCAGATAGTGTTAAAAAGCCAGAGGTTACTGATGAAGTTAAAAGTCAATTACCTCAACCTAAAGGCTGGAAAATACTTGTTGCAATGCCACAAGCTCAAGAAAAGACAGATGGCGGAATCATTAAAGCTACACAAACAGTTGTCGATGAAGAAACTTCAAATATATGTGGTTTCGTTCTAAAACTAGGAACTGAAGCTTATGGTGATGAAAAAAGGTTCCCAACAGGACCTTGGTGCAAAGAAGGTGACTGGGTAATATTTAGAGCTTATTCAGGCACTCGCATGAAAATGTATGGTAAAGAGTTTCGTTTAATTAACGATGATACTGTAGAAGCAGTAGTCGATGACCCAACAGGAGTAGTAAGAGCATGAGTGAGAGCATTGAACAAGTAATTGATACAAACGCACAACCAGTTTCAGAACAATCTTCAGAAGATAAATTTTTTGGTGTAGCAAGTGAAATAAACACATCACCAGTAAGTGAAGTAGAAGTTGAAGTCATAGATGAAAGACCTGCTGAAGATATAAGACCAGCAAAAGTAGAAACAAATGAAGCACCTGTTGATGATGATACAGTTGATAAAGAGATTGCAGACTACAGTAAAAGAGCTGGCGACAGAATAAGCAAAATTAAATATGAATACCATGAAGAGCGTAGAGCTAAAGAACAGGCTCTAAGAGAGTCTCAGGAAGCTACAAAGGTATTAAAGAATTTAATGTCAGAGAATGAAAGATTACAAAGTGTAGTTTCTCAAGGTGGAGATGTTTTAAACCAACAAGCACTTAATAATGCACAATGGGCAAAATATAACGCACAACAAAAATTTAAAAAAGCATATGAAGAAGGTGATGCTGATGTAATGGCTGGTGCTCAAGCAGAATTAGCACAAGCAACTTTAGCTGAACAACAAGCTGGCACTTATGCACAACAGATGCAACAACAAATAGCATCACAATATGTAGAGCCAGTACAAGAACAGCCTCAGATTCAAAAACAATCTGACCCAGACATGGATAATTGGTCAAACAAAAATCCTTGGTTTATGAGTACAGTACCAGAACACCAAGAAATGACCTCTTATGCTTTAACTATTGATAAGAGACTTCGTAATCAAGGTATATTACCTGAAAAAGATTCTCAACAATATTATGCAGAAGTAGATAAGTATATGCATAATGAATATCCAAATTTTTTCGGTGTCCAAAATGTAGCTTCTAGTGAAACAGAAGTAGTTGAAGATACCCCAAAACGACAGGTAATGAATCCTGTTGCACCCGCCACGAGGAATAGCGGTAAACCACCTCGCAAAATCCATCTGACTCAGAGTCAAGTCGCCCTCGCAAAGCGTCTTAATATAACTCCAGAGCAGTATGCAAACCAACTATTAAAGGAGTCTTAATATGTCTGATAAAGATAATAAAGAACTTAATACTGCTAGCGAAGAGCAAGCACAAGAGCGTACCCCTAGGGAAATAGAAAGCCGAGAGGCTAGCCAGCGTATGCAAAGCTGGGAAAACCCATCAAACTTACCTAATCCGACACCTCAAAAAGGATGGATATTTAGGTATATTAGAACAAGCCTTTTAGGTCAATCTGATAATCCTAATGTGTCTAGAAAATTTAGAGAAGGATGGCAACCCTGTAGATTAGAGGACCATCCAGAACTACAAATTCATATGATGGACCATAATTCAGAGTGGTCAGTTAAAGGTAATGTTGAAATTGGTGGGCAACTGTTATGTAAGATGCCAGAAGAAAAAGCGAAAGCTAGAGATGAATACTTTAACAAGTTAGCAGAATCTCAACTGGAATCAGTAGATAACACATATTTTAAAGACCAAGATTCTAGAATGGCTACCAAACAAGTTTTTGAAAGAAAATCACGAACAACATTTGGTAAAGATTCATAGTTTCTTATTTTATAATTATTTTATAAGGAGACAATTATGTCATCAAGGAAAAGTTACTCATTACAAAATCAAAAATGCGTATGCTACAAGCATATTCTATGGCGACATTGTAAAATGGGGTGACGACAACCCAAATACTACTATCCAAAAAGATACTGGTACTACGGCTTTAACACCTATTGGTGTTTTCCTTGGTTGTGCTTACACCGACCCTACTACAGGGCAATTCACACCAAATCAATATTTCCCAGCATCAACTGCTGCGGATGATATTGTTGCGTATGTTGCTACTGACCCTTTCGTATTAATGCAAATGCAATCAGACGAATCTCTTGGACAAGACGACCTTGGCAAGAACTGTGCTGTTGTGCAAACTGCAGGAAGTACAGCAATAGGTACAAGTAAAAACGCAGTCGATGGTAGTACAGCAAATACTACTGCTACACTTCCACTAAAAGTCGTTGATTTTGTCGATGGACCAGATAGTGAAGTTGGCGATAGCTATACTGATGTATTAGTAATGTTTAATGTTGGACACCAGTTGTTAAATACAACAGGTATAGGTTAAGGAGTAAATTATGGCAGCTATTTCAAGAGCTAACGAGTTAAAACAACTCTTACCTGGTCTTAACGCATTATTCGGAGAAGAATATAATCGTTATGAAAACGAGCACGAAGAAATCTATGTAACTGAAAATTCTGAAAGAAGTTTTGAAGAAGAATTGAAGTTATCTGGTTTTGGAGCAGCTCCAGTCAAAGATGAAGGTTCAGCTATCAATTATGATACTGCACAAGAATCTTTTGTCGCTAGATATACGCATGAAACTATTGGTTTAGGATTCAGCATTACAGAAGAAGCTATGGAGGATAACCTCTATGTATCTGTATCAGCTAGATATACTAAAGCATTGGCTCGTGCAATGTCATATACAAAGCAAGTTAAAGCAGCTTATCCATTAAACAATGGATTCTCAACTGCCTTTTCTTCAGGTGATGGTGTTGCTTTATTCAGCACAGCTCACCCACTTGTAAATGGTGGCACCAATAGTAATAGACCATCAACAGGAGCAGATTTAAATGAAACATCTTTAGAAGATGCAATCATCCAAATCGGCAAATGGACTGATGAAAGAGGTCTAAAAATTGCAGCAAAAGCTAGGAAGCTTATTATTCCTTCTGACTTGCAGTTTGTAGCAACTAGATTGTTACAAAGTGACTACAGAGTAGGAACTGCTGACAATGACATAAATGCAGTGAAAACTAATGGAGTGATTCCAGAAGGTTATTCAGTTAATCATTATTTAACTGATACTAATGCTTTCTTTATCACTACTGATGTTCCAGATGGAATGAAGCATTTTGTTAGAGCTCCTATGACTACTACTATGGATGGAGACTTCGATACTGGTAATGTTAGATATAAAGCGAGAGAAAGATATTCTTTCGGTGTATCTGACCCACTAGGTATCTTTGGTTCACCAGGTAGTTCGTAAGAACTGTAAAGGGGAGCATACGCTCCCCTTTTTTTTATGGTATATTATAAATCTAGGTATTTTATTAATTTGTCTATCAACTGACCTAGCAGACACTTGCCGAGATGATAGATTATTTCTTTTAGGAGAAAATTATGGCTAACACAACTTTTAATGGACCAGTCAGGTCTGAAAATGGATTTGAAACTATTTCAAAAAATGCTTCAACTGGTGCAATAACAATTACTAGTGGCAATAAAATGTCTGTAGAAGCTGTTGGTAGTGCTGGTATAGAAGGCACAGCAGCAGTTTATGTAACTCAAGTAGAGCGTTTTAAAAGCGATACAGATACAAATGTAAACATTGTTAAAACAACACTTATGATTGATTTAACAGGTTTAAGAGATGGTGGCACAGCAGGTGACATCATTGGTAAAGATGGCGATGGAGTTGCTTACATAGGTCAAGTAACAACAGCTAACCAAGGAACAGTTTTCGGAGTCACAATGACTTGTGTTGAAACTCCTGCAGGCGGTGGTACAGATATAGATTTATATTCTGCTACTGAAGGCACAGGTGTTAATGACACAGCTATTGGTGATTTAACAGAAACACAAATTATAAATGCAGGTGCAGCTTCAGCAGGTACTATGGTAGCAGGTGGAGACATTGCAGCAGACCAATACTTATATCTTGTAGGTCAAGGTACAGGTCATGCAGCTTATACAGCAGGTCGTTTCTTAATTGAAATAACTGGCTACGATATCGCATCATAAGGAGTAAACTATGGCAGACGCAGTAACATCACAAACTATTATTGATGGTGAAAGAAATTGTGTTATGAAGTTTACTAATGTCAGCGATGGCACAGGAGAATCCGCAGTAGCCAAGGTAGATGTATCTGCTTTGGCTTCTAATGCAGCAGGCGTAGCTTGTTCAGAAGTTAGAGTATTGCGTGTAAGCCATGCTATTGTTGGTATGTCTGTTCAACTATTTTTAAATGCTACTTCTAATGTTTTATTAGTAGAACTTGCTGAAAGTAGTAATGGACATATGGATTTTAAAGATTTTGGCGGACTTCCAAATAATGCAGGTAGTGGTAAAAATGGAGATATTCTATTTACTACTAAAGGACACTCTTCAGGAGACACTTATTCTATTACTTTAGAAATGGTAAAAGTGTACTCTGATTAATAGGAATTAATTATGGCAAAAAAATATGTAATATCAGAAACTGGTGAATTTCCAGCACAATATAAAGTGTTGCATCTTAATGAAGATGGAATCTACAGACCTATATTTGGTCCAGACCCAGACTTAGAAGATGCAGAACGTAAATGTGCTGAGATGAATGGTGAGAGAGCAAGAAATGACAAAGGTCAACTTGTTGCTGATGACCTATCTACTCCAGATATTAATGAAGCTTATGTTGGTGGTAAGAAACCAGCTAAGAAAAAAACAACTAAAAAAACTACAGCTAAGAAAAAAACTGTAGCTAAAAAATAAAGGTACTTATTATGAAAAAATCAAAATATATGTCTAATGGCGGTAAAACTGGCATGGTAGAAGTTGGTAAAATGTCTAAAGTCGAACAAAACAAAGATTATGTAAAAAGAATGTTTGGTGGCGGTATGACTAGCAATGAACCAGCTATGAAAAAGAAAAGGTCTAAAGGTATGGCTAGAGGCGGAAAGTCCTAGTTAAATACTTATGCCGATAAGAAAACAGGCTTCAATGCCTGCTAGAAATAAGAAGAACTTTCGTTCTACTAAATCTGGTGCTGGCATGACTAAAGCTGGGGTTAAAGCTTATAGAAGATTGAACCCTGGCTCTAAGCTAAAAACAGCAGTTACAGGTAAAGTTAAGAAAGGCAGTAAAGCTGCTAAACGTAGAAAATCTTATTGTGCAAGGTCTTTAGGTCAATTAAAAAGAAGTTCAGCTAAAACCAGAAACGACCCTAATTCAAGAATTAGACAGGCTCGTAGAAGGTGGAAGTGTTAATTAGGAATAAACAATGGCAACAAGTGGAACAACAGCATTTACATTAGACTTAGCCGATATCATGGAAGAAGCCTATGATTTATGCGGTAGTGAATTACGTTCTGGTTATGACTATAAAGGAGCTAAAAGGGCTTTAAATCTTATATTCTTAGAATGGCAAAACAAAGGACTAAATCTTTGGACAATAGAGCAAGCTTCTGCAACTTTAGTTGCTGGTACAAATAGCTATACTATTGAATCAAGTGCATTAGAAGTAGTTGATGCTTTTATCAGAACTGATGCAGGTAATACTGCAAATCAATTTGACCAAAGATTAAATAGAATATCTAGAACTCAATATAATCATCAAGCTAGCAAA